AACACCCTCCCTTCATTTAAAACTTCATCCATCAATTCGATGTACTCATAATATTCTTCAAACGTCAAAGACTCGGTTTGCAATGGGTTTACCTTTCTAGGCTGTAAGTTCGGAGGCGTTGTCACCTTATGATTTGGCCCCAGTAAAGCGATTGACCCGGCTACAACTCCCGTCACAACAAGTCCGGCGACAGACCTCTTCAAGTTTTTCTTGTTGAAGCCTAGCATGCCTTTGTACTTCGGAGCCTTGTCCTTTTTAGCAAAGTTAGGCATGTCTATTTTTTCTTTCTGTGCTTTTTTAGCCATAATTCAGATTAAAGATTAATTGACCGACAGTCCATTCACATTAGCATGTTGAACGGTTAAATTAGTCGAATCAGTGGTATTTTTCACAGCGTAAGTTATAACGTCCCCACTAGTAATTGGCTCGATCTCACATCCACCCAGCACACCCCAGTCACCAGCCACTCCTATTCTTCTCTCAGATGCGGATTGATCTAACATGGTGGTGTTTTTGATTAATTCAAATCTATAATTCTTATTATTCCCAGCGGAGGTGGCTGTCATATTGTAACAAAATTGATAAATACCAGAGGTACTATTGCCAGCAACTAATTTATCTCCTTCGTCCCAATCGCCAGCGCCATCGTCACCAGCCCACGTAGCAAGAATATTAAAATCATTCGTATTCGCACTTATCACTTTATACGCCCCGTTATAATTAGTAGTTGCAACAATGGTTACATAATCACCCTCCGTTAATCCGTGAGTACCAGAGGTCACGGTGACCTCACCGCCACCTCCATCGGCAAACGCACTTATAGTTCCTTCACTGCCAGATTCAAACGTCCAACCATTCATGTCTCCCACTGAAAACACGTCATGTAGCATTTGATACTCATCAGTATCGTGAATTGTAGTGGCTGTAATGTTTTCATAGGCAAACATTTCAATGTATATAACATTTTGATTTCCAGCACCTCCTCGCTGTATCGCACTCGCCAAGCCAACAAGAATTATACAGGCTACAACTACAGAACTAATTGTAAGTAAAAACTTTCTCATAAAATATTAGTTATCGGATCTTGATACTTCAAACCACTTATCATCACCAGAGTCGTAACACCCTCTCCACATATCACCCTGCCCAAAAGTAAAGTCAATACCGCCACTCATGGCCAAGCCTGAACCAGCAAGATTGCCTTCGTCTTGAAAGGTCACATCATTTGTATCGTCATCACCTTGAATAGTTACACACGTACCATCGTCTGAAGGATCAATTATAGTAGGTGTAGCCGTCATCGTTACCGATCCAGCAGCACCACTATCAATACGCATTATCCCTTGAGTTACAGTCAATCCGGTTCCAGCAGTTAGTACCTGCGTATCAGAAGGTTCGTAAATAGTTATACCATTCATTAGAACACCCTCGTCAAGAATCTCAAACCTTGCGTCAAAAGTGTCGTTGTAAAACGCGAACCCTCCATCGGTAGCATTTTGCTTCCAAATTGAATCGGTGCCATCGTGACTCCACGCAACGGCATTTCCCGGATTCCCACCATCTGGAACTATAAATACGTTTCCATCTGCACCAGATCCAGTAGGTGAGCCAAGATTAAAGAACCATGACCCCGCCTTATTATCACCAGAACCACCAGCAGAAGCAAGGTTGATCGCTATATCTCCACCAGTTCCACCAGTCGTAGCTCCACCACCATCACTACCATCGATATTCAACGTCACACCAGCATCATCTGCACCAGAATTTTTAGCTGAAATAGTAGAATCACCAGTATTCCCAAATTCTAAAGTAGAACCTCCGTACGCCATACTTACCCCGCTTTCGGGGGTAAATCTCACCTCTCCCTCTTGAGTCAGTGTAAGCATCGTTCCTGTATCATTTCCGGCTTGTAAAATATCCCCAGTAGAACCTGAGTTTGTTTGAGTGATAGTCATAACGGCCCCAGCATCCGCAACATTTCTTGAGAAAATACCACTATTGTTAGCAGTAAGATCTGTGAAAGTGCCAGCGCCAGCACTCGCCCCGCCAATAGTCACTCCGTCAACCGTACCGCCATCAATATTAATCGTTGTCACATCCCCTAAATCGCTCCAAGTCCCCGTCAAAGAACCACCTCCGCTAGCAGTAAGCGTTCCTGAATCAGTAAGTTCACCTAGGGTGATTCCACCGTCTAGTATAGAAAATTCGGACATACTTATAGTGACAGCACCTTCGAGAAAATTTGTAATTCCTCCACCAGCATCAACCACTTTAAATAATGTGCTAACCGCATCATCAGCGTCAGAATTGTCAAGCACCATCATGGCATCAAGCCCTTCCGTAGAAGCTAGATTATCTAAGTATAAACCGTATTGGTCACCGGTTGAAGTGGTGGTATCTTGAGCTGTAAAGCTAAAGGTCACTCCATTTTCAGCCGTTGCATCGGTTAAAGTTCTTGTAAAAGTTATCGTCTCCCCAGCAGTACCCGTAAGGCTCCACGCAGCATCTAAACTTGATGCGTCTGTGATCCTATCAAAGTCAAGTGTGTCGACATCTAAATCTGTATTCACTACACCGCTTAAAGTATTGCCATTTGAATTAGCATCAAAAGCAAGGTTTGAAAACGTTCCATCAGCAGATATGTCCCAACCATTCGAATCTACAGATACGTTACTCGTGCCATCACCCAAAATAACAGTTTTATTAGCGGTGAAATCAGCGGTTGCCGTAACATCATCTCCAAATTCAACGATCCCACTACCAGTTCTTATTGCATATCCACCGGCGGTCTGATTCTCCACATCAATAGCGAAAGAATTAGTCACACCGGTTCCTCCCATATCCTCAATAACAACACCATTACTCGTAACAATGGTATGATTTGCATCTATATTCTTTGGCGCACGAAGGTATAAATTTGTCCCGTCCGTGACCGATCCTGCATCATTCGTATTCCATCCAAATTTTAAATCATTAACAACAATTTCAGATACTAAACCTGTGGTCACTCCTCCACCTCCACCCATAGCAACAAAACTTTTTTCTGCTACAAGCGAAGCTGCGGTTCCTGTCGAATTCCAGTTAAGATTAGTATTAAATGATCTAATCTGATCCCCATCCGTACCTGTCTGTACAGCATCCCCCGAAAACGTAATCACGGAATTCATTCCTCGCAATCTTCCCGTCTGTGAACCTGTATCAATAGTTGATAACGAATCTAGTATGTTTATTTGATTCCCCGAGCCAGTATAAGCAACGCCCCCGTTTGATCTAATTTTAAAGACGCTTGGCGGTGCTACATGTGCAGCTCCGGGACTTAATGTGTCCACAGTAATCACATCTCCACCATCACCATTCTTGCGAATTATGAATGCCTCTTCCTCATCTAAATCAAATACCGCTACTCCATCCACGTCCATCGTTCCGGCTATTTCAGCAAAACCGTCAACATCAATGTTGTTTTTGAGGTAAAGGCCATCGACATCCATTGTCGCATCGTTTGTACCCCCGATCATCCAATTCCACGATCCACCCGAAGGTGTCAGGTGTATAGTTACGTCATCAGTGATAGTTCTGTCAATCGTGTCTCCGTCAACATCCCTTATAAGATCGGCTCCATTCAGATCAATTCCACCTACTGTAGCGGCGCTCACCGCCAGATTCACCGTGTATAGATCGGTGAAATGCCCTTCCGCCCAAGGGTTTGCCACATTTCCGAGCGTCCAAGTTGAAACAACTGGATTTACTGAGCTGGCACTTATGAGCTTAAGAAGGTTTTGCGTTCTGTCTGCCGCAAAAACTGTCCCTATGGTACTCGCACCGAGCGCAAAAAGCACGATTCCTACTATTAATTTTTTGAAGAATTTCATGGCTAAATTTTATTAAATGTTATAGAAGCGATTTCTTTTGCTTGTAGGAGTAACTGTAAGTTTCACCATCAATTGAAACGCCTACAAAGATTTCATCAAGAAATCCATCGCCAACATTGATTGTATTCGTTGCATAAGCCAATTCTCCAACCTCATTTGAAACAGAAGTATTTGCATCTCGACCCACTCTAAGCTCCACAGTAGATGGCGAAGCCGTAACTTTGAGATCTTTTGCGTAGATATGCTCTGCGCTTATTGGTTCTGGCGTAGCCGCGAGCGTCACCGTGTTTTTGGCAGGTGAAACAATTTCGTATTTACTCATAATAATTTGAGATTAAATTGTACTATTTTTTCTTTTTCGCATCTCTTGGAGAGACAACACCCATTTCCGGTTCTGCCGCAACCCCTTCTAGGTTCACGCCATCCTCATCAACTACTTCCGCAGCTTCTTCGGCTTTTACAGCTTCTTTTTTCGCTTCCTTGGCCTTGTTTGCAACTGATCCGTGTTTCTTTTCAAGCTTAGTCATTTCCTTTTCTAGCTCTTGCTTCGCCGCAACCTCTTCAGCTTTTTCAGCCCCAACCTGTTTGATATCAGCAGGTGTTAGATCAGCGAGTTCAATAACTGAAAAGCCTTTATGTCCAGCAGCAAGAGAGTGTGCCCTAGAGAATTCAGCGATTTTAACATCACCTTTTTCGAATTCTACCTTTCCACCACCTCCGAAAAGCCTTGCTCTGATAGCCATTTCACCATTCCATTTTAGGAATACTGATGCTTTCTTAGTATTTGTTCCCATTGTGTTTTATTAGGATGTAATTTGATACTTGTGGCTACCCTCTGAGTGAGAGAGCAGCACATAAAAATCAAACAAAATGTAACTAGAGAGTCATGTTTCGACCAACTTTAACAGTGTTTGTTCTGTCTAGGATCACAAAAGAGAATTTAGCAGACGCAGTTAGAGTGTAACCGTATGCGTCAACACGTGAAGTCTCAATCATGAAGTCTTTACCAAACCCCCAACGAATCGCTGGTTTGTACACACACGCAAATTGTCCAAGCGTGTTATTTCCCGGAGTAGCAGAAACTTTACCATCAGCCTCAGTCTTAGGCACAAGAGCGGTTTTAGTCGCGTCAATTCCCCAAGGTCTTGGCACCCCACCTTCGATCGTAGGTTTAGAGTTATTTACAGCCAACTTGAACGCGTCATCTGTCATCGCTTTGCTCCAAGTAGTTGTATTGAAGATGTATAATAGATCGTCATCCTCATCAAGATATCTTTCAGCTAGAAGATTCTTCACGGCAACCATATCGTCTGAATCAAAGGCACCTACATCGTAAGTTCCCGAGTTATTGATTGCACTTTCACGAATACCATTGTCGATTTTAAGCGAGTGGTATTGAGCAGTCCCAAACGTAGTAGCAGGAGCCTGATCGTCTGAATTTACGTTTCCAGTAGCACCTGTTTCAGTATCACCATTGATGATACAACCCTCGATCGTACGTACGAATGCTTTTGCAAGCTTCGCCTCCATTTTAGCTTTCAACTCTTCATCCGTAGAACCGGCTATCATTTCATCAGTAATGTTTATTTGAAGAATAAACGGTACCTGAGTAAGAGTTGATGCGTTATCCGTAAGTTGCTGAGCATCTACGGCAGGAATCGCAGAATCAGTCCATGCAGCTTTACCTTTCATGAAGTAATCTGTGATATCATATGGAATCGGGTATGAATCGGGAAGATTCGACCCTTCAAAACCTTCTCTAAGATGAGGTAAAAGTTTACCAGATTTAGCAGTGAGGTCTTTAATTGAGTTTTTAATCCCAGCAGCAGAGTACCAGTTGGCATTTTGAGTAATGTCAAGATTCTCATTGGCTTTTTGCTCTGTTGGATTCGCAGCTTGACAGTAGGCGAACATATCTTCTACTGATTTAAGCTCCTTAATCGTATTGTCGGTGATTTCCATTGTAGGCATAATCGTTTTTTTTAAAGAGTATTATTTTTTAAAGCTTCTTTGAAACCTTTCGCTTGCGGAGCTTTCCCCGGAGCGGATGGAGTGACTGCTTTCTTACTAGGCATTCCGTGTTCTGAGTATGCCACAGGCTGTTTTCCGGGCTGTGCTTTGAGTTCCGCAAGCTCCTTCTGAAGTTTTGCGATCTTCATACCCAGCTCTAGAAAGTTCTTTTCAGTTAGAATGGCAGGATCAACCTTTACAGATTTTTCCTCGTCCTCATCCCCTTCATCGTCATCACTCGCCCCGTCTTTCATGGACTTGTCATGAGCTTCGTAAGTTCCTTTCTCTTCTTCCACGTCTTCAGCATCGGGAGTCTCTTCGACTTCGACGGGTGTTTCACCGTCTTCCTCTTCACCGCTTTTTTCATCGGCTGGAGTTTCGTCAACAACTTCTTCCGCGTCATCCTGCTCATCAGCAGGAGTTTCAACGTCTTCTTCGGATTCAGGATTAGGAGTTTCAACTGTTTCTGGCTCTGGAGTCTCTTCAGCAGCAGGTGCCGCCTCTGGAGCTTCCGGCGTTTCAACAACTTCTTCCTCCTTAGTTTCAAGTAAGTTTTTTTGTGTAGGCATATTATCTGAGTTTACGTTATAATTTTTTGCAAAATAATTTTTGATTGACTTCTCAGCAGTAAATAAAGTTTCTTGATTTGCAGGCACCGATACTACTGATATTTCAACCAAATCAACCTCTTTTATTATTCTCTTCACATCAGAGGCCCAAATATTATCATTTATAGGATCGAGTAATTTACCGTCACCATCTCTAAATTCTACTTCTTTTGGTATGAAGCCGATGGAAAATCCACGAAGAATCTTCTCTCGTATTTTTGGAGCTATTTCTTTGTCGTAAATATCAGCTTCGATATAAAGCCCTTTGTGATCTATGTACATCACCGTGGCGATACCAATCGCCTTGTCCGATTTGTGCTGAAATAAAATTACAGGATTATTCTTGTAACTCTTTCGTATAGACTTCTCGAAGGCTTGCGGCTCCACCGAGTCATCGTATCTGTCCACCGAAGGTGTCGAAGCGTACCCCTTGATTCTGGCTCTCATAGCGCCATCTTCGGATTCCGTAAAGTCCTTAACCTCAAAAGGCATTTGAAAGCTTGGGTATTTTAACTTATTCGTTTTTGACTTCATATCTTTAGAATTATTAGTTGTAAATTTATTAAACATTTCTATTTTACACGTTTTCTTTACCCGTAGCAAAATATTTACTCAAAACGATATCCCATCGTACATCTACAACGTGGATTATCTGACCCCGGTGCGCGATCATCTCCAGTACCAGAGAAGCTGTCGCCAAGATCAATCCATCCCAGCGCTTCATTTTCCAAATGAGTATCTGTAACCTGATTGTCTCCGACTGTAATCCACTCCTTTTCAACTTTATACCCTTCGTCCTGCAAGTCTAGCATAGGTACTAGATTCCCCTCCTCATAGGCATTTCCTATCTCATTCACTGCAATCATCTGTGCTCTATCCTTCGATAAAGAGTGTGCGCTAGAAATTATGTCGGCTGTATCCTCGTATGATTGTCCAGCTTCGAGTGCTTTTAATAAAATTGGCTTGATCTGATCTTTGGTTGTTTGAGGCAATACGGACTGTAATAAAACTCTGCGATCTTTTTTAAGGTACTGCGCAGCGAGCGGATGATCTAAATCAAAAGCGACCCCTACATCTCCAAGCTTCATTTTTCTTATACGATAATTAGCACCGAGCCTCATAGATAACGCAGACTGTGCCATAATTTGATCGACAAGAATCTTATCTTCAACAACTTCCAGTATCACATCAATTTGCTTTTCTACTCCTGAAGCTTTTTTGTTGAATAGTTTCTTGGATTTCGAGAGGATCGATTTCTTTTGTTTTTCCAACCTCGCTTTAACTTTCCGCTCAAGGGATCGCTCCATACGTCTAAGCTTTCTTCCGTTTTCTCGGCGCAAGGCTTTAGAGATTGCTTCGAATATTCCATGGTTGTAATCCATTATGTGAGTAAATTATCGATAGCCTCTTTGCGTTCGATCGCTGAAGCCACCGTTTTTAATGCCGTTGTATTTGCTTCCTCCACTAAATCATCAATTAAATCTCCATTCATCATCAATTCATCCGCCAGCTCATTGTCACTAGGTGGCAATCCAATCACTTTTCGAGCCTCATTTATAGTCCTTACCCCTGCCGCAACTTCGACCCTTGCAAGGTCACGCTCTTGTTTTTCATCATCATAATCTGATTCTATAACCTCGAATCTAACTTCCTTGATTCCGAGTCTAGGAAGCACGATATCATTCATAAGATCCTCGAACTCCTTTTCGTCTGGCCGTACTGTAGATTCGTAAAAATCCTGCTTAATTATACTCGCATTGCTCCTTTGCACGCCTTCTGTATATCCAAGTAAGAACGGATCGACATCAAAAGCTGATGCAATTTTCTGTGTAGCATGTTTTCTTGATGCTATAAATTCCATGTCCTTTTGTGAAGGGGAGATGGTTTTAACATCCTTGACAAAAGGGATGATCCCTGATTTAAATCTGTTTTTACTTCCTTTGTAAGCCGCATCCATTTGCTTTTTAAGCTCATCGTGTTGCTCTGGACTCAAATCAGTATCAACAATTAAAAGATGTGAAGGTACCGCATTGTTTTCATAGAAAAAGTAATTCGATGTCTGTGCTGCCATTTCTCCACGAGCTTCCCATACGATTGATTCAATAGGCGAAACCCCCAATAATGGATTTGTTGTCGAATAATCACTTACACTGTGTATTATTTCCTTTGGATCAAACGTATTCACCACTTGGCCCTGAATTTTCTGGAGATATTTTTGTACGTTCGCATGTTGATCTGCAACAATCACCATTGTACGCGGATCTGGCGTGTCGAGATAAAGAGGTGCCCCACCTGTAGATGATACGATTTGCCAATAAGAATTCCCGGCAACCTGCCTATCACGCACCCATTTGTTTTTTAAAACACGAAACGGAACCTTTTGATTATTGAAAAAGCCGTCCAAAAATTTAGCTTCACTTACATTCACTGGTTTCTCTCGGTCTTTGGCATTCACAAGCCTAAAACCTTCCTTGATGGTGGTTTTCTGCCTACGCCTGATGGCGCTTTTGATATCGCCTACTGAATTATAAAGCAAATACAATGTCTCGAATCCGATTCTATAAGCGCCTGCATTCGATAGCATTGATGCCAAGGTATTCTGATATGATCCGTAGGCTACTTTCTGCTTCTCGGCCGCAACGGCCTTTCTTCCAATAAAGAACTTATTGCCGGTGAATGGGTTTCTAATTATCATACTAAAATCGGTTTAAAAATATTTACTTTTTTAAGCTCAAAGAACATCCTCATCATCAACGCGTCTGAAATATCCGGCGACCTTCCAATGTTTTGTTTAATCACTTGTTTCGGGATTAATGATATCTTGCCGTCCTTATCGATGTCCTTCTGTTTGATCTGGCCTAGCTCTTCAATAATCATCTCTCGGACTTTACTAGAATTTGTGTACAACCTTATTTTACCTGATTTCGTGAGCCTTGCAAACTCGAAGTAACATTGTGTCTTTAGATTGGCGTAATTTTTGATGATGACGTCATGCTTGCCCTGAATAGCTTTACTGTTATTGACAAAGCCTTTGCAGCCTTTGAAAGTGTCTACAACACCGCCTCCAACACCATCTTCATCAACGACCACATGCGAGCGCCTGATCTTGAATCTTTCGCACAATCTTTGCAATTCTTCTACAATTTCATTTACCGCAGTTTTTGGGTACATTTTTATTCCTCGGCAATATAAGCCCTGCCAAATACAGATAACAGTTTGATCCTGACCAAACCTTGCAACGTCACAACTCAAGTACCAAGTGTCGCCCCAATCATCCTCGTTTGTGAATAAATCAAGGATTTCGTCATGCTCAAGAATTCGAGCCGGATCATCGTCGTACTCCCAATTCCCATACAAAAGCCTTTCCTTGGTGGCTCCGGGCGGCAACTGTTTCAGATTTTCTATGTAATGCTTTGAAATAAATGGATTATCAACCGCAAGAGCCTGCACGAATCTCATATTTTCCTTCAAAGTACCCTCTTTCCAAGGCTTGTAAAACTCCCTATAAGCCCATTTCTTCGTGGGGTTACACGTCATCAACTGTTTTGGCGTGAGATTGTATTCGTCAAGCTTGTAGCGAATTCTGGTCTTTAAAACGTTGCGGGCCATCTCACTCACCTCTGAGACCTCATCTATGAAAGAACCCGTAATTTCAAGCGACCCCAAGCTTTCAAAGTTTGGGTCTGAAGGATATGCAAAAAGTTCTTTCAAAAAAATCTCCGACCCAAAACCGGGGAATTTAATTATCCCATCGTTCGCATTGTAAATGAAATCAATGCCAGCTCTAAGCCCCCACATGCTACAGACCTCAAAAAAAGAACGCAGCGTTGTCTCTTTTAAACGTTTAAGAGTTTCACGAGCCATCACCCATCTCGTGCCGGGATAAGCTCCACAGCTTGAAATAAGCCACCCACAACCTAACTGAGTTTTACCACCCCCAGCCCCGCCTCCAAAAAGTATCTCAGTGGTAACGTCATCATTGAGATATTTCCACGCCTCAGCCTGCTTGACCGTCTGTTGCCACACCTTTTTCATCTTCGGGATTTAGAGTTATGATTTCCAATGCCAATGCCCCACCGCCTTTTTTACCAAATTCTTTCTTGTCGGTCTTATTCCATTCTGAAAATTTACGCTCCATAATCCACGCGAACCTATGCCAGTGAGGATCATACGCACTCAAGCTTTTATGCAGTTCAACTTTCTGATTTGTAAGCGCTTTTTTTATAAGGGCGCAAAAATCTTCTAAACATTTATTCTCCCATTTTTGAACTTTCCCCTCTTCAGACTTCTCCCCGTCAATCACTTTTTTCTTCCATCTCTTGAATGTAGCCCTGTGGATCTGATCCTTTTTCGCGAGCTTGTCATTGATGAGAAATAGCAAATCCTCATCCGTCAGAGCGACAACCCTGTGCTTCCCATCCTCTGGATCGTTGATAATTTCTTTCGCCGCCTTCACGAAAGCCTCACCTAGTTTCGACGGCCTTCCCCTTTTTTTTGGTGCCTTTTTTTTCGCCATGATGTGTGGATTATTTTTTCTTTCTGTCCGCAAGGTCTTTCTTCATCTTTGCAATTTTTTCGTTTGATTCTGTTTCAATTGCTTCCGCAACTGTGTCGGCCGCTTCTGAAAGTTCCTCTTCATCATAAGTCCAGTCATTGTAAGAATATTCGCCATCCAAATGCGTCAGATTAAAAACCAGATACCTCGCCTGAGTCTCCAGCTTCTCTTCCACCATTTTTTCAGAATAATATCTTTGAGTTACTTTCCCCGAAAGCACATCGTCACCGTCTCTAGCGAATACTTCATCGCCGATATTGAATTTGAAAATTTCTTTTGTCATTTTGTTGAATTAAGATTTACAAAGTTGTTTGTGTAATGTGTTGATTGGATTTTCCGAGACTACGGCCTGTTGCAATAAGGCCATAGCCTCTTTGTCTGTTTCTATTTTTTTGAAGATTTGATGTTTAGCCGGATCTGTCCAGCATTCATCGAGATCAAGGTACCCCGGTTTTTCTGTATTTATTTTTCTTGCAGCCAAGGCTCTTGCAAATTTATGATCGAAAATGTCAATGAAATATCCTTTGAATTCGAAGTAGTCATTGAAATTGCCTTCGTTTTGAAGTAGGTTCCTAAAACCTTGCATGTCGCCTTCAAAATAGCCCTCCTCAAGTGCGATATCCAATAGCTTCAGCAATTTTTGACGTTCGTTCATACGCTGATTATACCCGGCGCTGTTTGAAAGTCAAATTTACATATCCTGTGCATCATCTTGAACCTCGATACGTTCTAGCTTCATCTTTGCTTCAAATGGCATTCCTGCAAAGGATATAGCCTTGCCGTCCTTGAGTCCTATTTTTACTTGAAGCGTTGCTTCTTTGTAATTTATAATTTCCACCCCTGATTTTCCAAGCGCGAACCTTGAGACGGTTTCACCGTGGACATTTAGGATTTCTATACTTTGAGCCTTGTAAACGTCAGTGAAAACTTTCGCGTCCTCGATCTCATTTGCCTTTTCTTGCATTTTGATTTGGTTAAATGCTAATAATTATTGTTCTTTTTCTTTGTAATGCTCAAGTAATTTACTGAATTGAGGCTTCGAAATGCAATTGCTATTTCCGAGCGCTTTTTTTATCCTCAATTCTGGGTTGTGTTGAAAGTACCATTTGGCAAGGTTGCGTGGAGAGTTTACTGACGGCATAGTTTTAAACCACTTCATGAGTTTCTTGAAAGTTTCCGAATTTTCATACGGCTCGATCTCCCCTGTAGTTTTCTTTTCATTCTTTTCGTTCTTTTCATTCTTGTCTGTTTCAGCTGGTGTGCAGTTGGTGTGCAGTTGGCGTTCAATCTTTTGAAAGTTACTCCAATTTTTTACCTTAAACAAGCTGTGTTTTGCGTTCGGCTGGTGTTCAATCATATTCTCACTAACCAAGTAGTCAATGATGAATTTGGCTGTACTAAGCGAGATACTTAGGCTTTCGGATATTTTACGGATAGACCCAATAAACGAACCCTTTTTGACAACCATTTTTTTGTTATTGAAAATGATCGCAGTATCTTTATGGTTGCACCTACACAAGATGTAAATCCAAACGGCCAGATACTTATGATTCTTCATTATTGGGTTGTGCAAAATACCTCTATGTAATTTTAACCAATCACTCATATAAAATAATGTTATCAAGTGCGCTCGTAATAAATAAAAGATCCCTGTTGGAGAAATTGAACCATTCCCCTCTGTGATTTTTATGCCTAAAAGTCTTTTTTAAATACGACTCAACTAGATGGGCGCAATGAATCTTGTGTACGAAAACCCTTTCAATTTCAAATGGGTTTTCAGTAACGTACCTCCTATTCCTCGCATCAAAATCTTGAGTGATGCCTATTTTGTAAAATTCTTTGCATTTTAAGATGTAAAAGCAGCCATTGTAAGTATCGTAATTTAGAGAGGCGGCCAGTATGTTAAAAAACACCCTACGTAAAAACCCCTTAACTCGCTTTAGGCTATGACGCTTATCTAAAACACCGCCAAATACAAAAGTGAAATCGTCACAGAGTGGAAGGGCGTAAATTTGGCGATATGGAGAGAACGGCAACTCTAAGTAGTGTCCGTGGTCAATATTGACTAGTGCCCCGTACTCCCTCCCTATGGCTACGAGTGAAGCGTCCTTCGTGAGTTCCCAATTGGGAATTATAACTTTCATATGTCTTCGCGGTTAGATTATATGCTTAGAAGGCCCACACAACAAAAAACCGCGAAGCCTTTTTGTAGCGTTGTGTGAGCGGTCTAAAAATATAATCATTGGTTCGCGGTTATCTTTTAACACGAACACCTTACCACCCCTGTTGACACGAATCAAGGGGAAAACAAAACAACCCCGAGACAAGAACCCGAGGCCGTCATGCCGAGCGGGGCAACCCCACTCCAAGAAACATAAAACATTGTCTAACCCAATCCATCATAACAGGCGTGGACTAGGAATGAAATGTTTTTTATTTTTTTGTGTTGACTCTCGTTGCAACATACGTTATTCTTCTCACGGTTACTAATTAAATATGAAAAAGATGAAGACAATAATGATGACTACTTTGGAAAAGATGTGCGTGTTCGGTGCCGGCTTCTTTCTTTGCGGCATAGGTGTCCTTGCGGTTGCCGCTGGGGTGTTTATGGTTTACGGTTCTATTCAAGGATATTACACTTATTAAAACAAATTAAAATGACATGTAAATACTGCGAATTCGGCGCTTCAGAGGATGACGATCACGGCTGTACTGTTTGTTTTGGTACCGGAGATATTCTTAATCCTCAAGAGGAGGGTTACTTTTGCGTTGGGCCGAGTATACCACGGGCAAAAATAGATCATTTAAATAGAATTCTAATGGGCGCGGCAAAGAAGGCGGGCGAAAGAATATCGGGGAAGCGTGACAGAATCTTCTTTGAAATAAGACAAGATAGCATTGTAGAATCATTTAAAAAAATAATATGGAAAAAATAA